CCCAACAGGCCGACGCTGACGGAAGACCCTGTCTCCGACATCACGGGTGTGGTGTCCATGCAGGACGCCGTAAACCTGTTGTGGGCCCAGCTCTTCACGGCCGCTGACTATGCCTCCTTCCCCCAGCGAATCGTCCTGGGTGCGGAGATCCCGGAGATTCCGATCCTGGGTGATGACGGCCAGATCGTGGGCTCACGCCCGGTCGACCTGGAGCGTTTCGCGGTTGACCGCGTGATGTTCTTCGAGGGCGACAACGTGAAGGTGACTGAGTGGACCGCCGCGAACCTGGAGTCCTACACGAAGGTCATGGAAGTGGCCGTTGGACACATCGCCGCGCAGACGCGTACGCCTGCCCACTACCTCATCGGCAAGATGGCAAACCTGTCCGGTGACGCCCTCCTGGCCGCTGAGACTGGCCTGGTCAAGCGCGTTGACGAGAAGACGATCTGGTTCGGTCAGGCACTCCGGGAGATGTTCCGGCTGATCGCGCTGGCGACGGGCCGGGACGCTTCGCCCATCTCTGCGGGACAGGTCATCTGGGCGGACGCTGAGTCTCGCTCGCACGCCCAACTCGCTGACGCCCTCACGAAGTTGAAGGACATCGGCTTCCCCTTCGAGTGGCTTGCCCTCCGGTACGGCCTGACGCCGACCGAAGTGGCTGACCTTCTGACCATGAAGGAGCGGGAGCTGGACCTGGACCCGCTGGGTGCGGCCACGGCCCTGATGTCTCGCTCGCCAGACGCCCCGACTGAGGCGGCTGGACCCATCGCCGCGTAGGGGGTCTGATGGCAAGCAAGTCCCCGAAGAACATGACGGACCCGGAGCTGTTCAAAGCCCTGGGCGAGTTTGACCAGAAGGCTGGCGCCGCCGCAGAGGCGAACAACTGGGACTTCGATCACCCGGACGTCCAGGCCGTGGAGACGGCGAAGGCTCCATTCCTGGCGGAGCTGAACCGGCGCCAGGGTGAGCGTGACGCCGCCGCGAAGGCGAAGAAGGATGCGGCCCAGGCGAAGAAGGCTGAAGCCGCCCTCACGAAGCGCCGGAACGCTGCGGCTGGCCGGAAGTACAACCCGGACCCGGAGGACCTGGAGAAGGTTCTCCTGGAGGCCCTGGAGGGTGTCCACCGGGCCATCCGGGACGGCGAAGACGAAGGCCACTACTGGCCGATCTGGCTTCGCGACCGGACCCGCAAGTCACAACAGGCCATCCGTGACCTGACTGCCGAAGGCTTCCTGCAAAACGTCGGGCGTGGCGCCAGGTCGATGATGACCATGCGCAACGTGGAGGCGTTCGGCGGCCAGACGTTCACGATCACGCCGGAGGGCGAAGAGCACCTTCGGAAGATCCTGGCCGACCAGGGTAGGCCGTACCCGAAGACTCCGCCGCGCGGCAAGAAGAAGCCTGAAGAGCCCCGCCGGGTAACTCCGCCGCTTCGTACTCCGTCGCCGGTGGAGCCGGACAGGCCCTCCACGGCCCGTGTGGCGCCCGCCCAGGGGACGACCCTGACGCGTACGCCTGACACGCCCAAGACGGCCGCAGGCGCCCGCGTGAAGCGCTCCCAGCTCCCCCAGGCCCACCAGGTCCAACGGGAGAAGCTGGCGGCTTCTACGGCCCGCCTGGCCGTTCGGGAGTGGCGGCAAGTCGACGTCCACAACCTGGCAGCGGACTGGAACCGTCGCGTGCATCGCGTGGCGGCCCTGGTGTCTGCCGGGCAACTGGCCGCCGCAAGGCAGGCTGACCCGTACCTGTCCGCCCTCCTGGAGGACATGGAGACCCTGGGCAGTCTGGTCCCGGAGTCCCTGGTGGGTATCGCGTCTGACGGCCGTGACCTCACGGACCTTCTGATGGGCCCTGTCTGGAACGCCCTCTCCGCGCTGGCGAAGGGCGCGAACATGGTGACTGCCATCGCGTCAGGTGCCGCGCTCCTGGACCTCCTGTCCCGGACGATGGTTGCCGACGCTGGCCGTGCCGCTGACCTGGTGGCGATGGCCGCCCGGCCTGGCATCACGTCGTACGTGCGCGTGGTGGAGCTGCCCGCGTGCGCGCGGTGCCTGATCCTCGCGGGCCAGGAGTACGGCATTTCCGAAGCCTTCCAACGGCATCCCCGCTGCGACTGCGGCATGGAGCCGGTCACGAAGAACTACAAGCCGACGCCGACGTCTCCGAAGGACGTCTTCGACGCCATGACGGACGCCCAGAAGCGCAAGGCTTTCGGGGAGAAGGCCGTGGAGGCGATCGAAGCCGGTTCCGACATTGCCCAGGTCGTGAACGCTCGACGCGGCATGACCACGGCTACGCGCTACCGCAAGACGGTGAAGGCGACCACGGAGGGCCAGACGAAGCGGGGCTTCTCCCGCAAGCGGCGCCGCAACGGTGCCATCCGTCTGATGCCTGAAGAGGTGATGCGCATCGCTGGCGATGACCGTGAGAAGGCCGTCTATCTGCTGAAGCGGAACGGCTACCTGATCTGACCCCGCCGCAATGGCGAACCCCCCGACCCCGCAATGGAGTTGACGATGCCTGACGCCCCGAACACTGACCCCAGCACTGACCCGAAGGACGCCGACACTGGCGCCCCGACTGTCGACCCGAGCGACGCAGCGGCCGGTACCGACGCTGACGACGCTGGCGATGGCACGGGTACGGACGCTGGCACGGACGCCCTGGGTGACGCCGGTAAGAAGGCCCTGGACGCCATGAAGGCCCGCTGGAAGTCGGAGCGGGACTCACGCCGGAAGCTGGAAGAGGAGCTGGAGGGCCTGAAGGTCCCGAAGCCGACCGGCGACAACGACCAGGCCGACGCCGCAGAGATCAAGCGGCAGGCCACCCGCGACGCGAACGCGAAGGCGAACGCTCGCATCCTTCGATCGGAGATCAAGGCCGCTGCCGCTGGCAAGCTGGCCGACCCGTCGGACGCCCTGGCGTACCTGGACCCCGCTGCCTTCGAGGTGGACGCGAACGGGGACGTGGACGCGGAGGAGCTGGCCGACGCGATCGAAGACCTTCTCACTCGGAAGCCGTACCTGGGCGCAACGTCCAGGCCGCGCTTCCAGGGCACCGGAGACGGTGGAGCCGCGCGCAAGGCGTCGGGCCCCTCTCAGTTGACCCGACAGGACCTGAAGTCCATGTCCCCCGAAGCGATCGTCAAGGCGAAGCGCGAAGGCCGACTGAAGACGGTCCTGGGCGGCTGACGCCGACCCTTCCCCCTCCCCCGCCGGTTCCCCGGCACCCCTCCTGAAAGGACGCCACCATGGCGATCACGTCGTTCATTCCCGAGGTCTGGAACGCCCAGCTCCTGACCGACTTCCGTGAGCAGTCCATCGCGGTCTCGCTCGCCAACCGTGAGTACGAAGGCAACGCGACTTCCGGCAACGTCGTGAAGATCAACACCGCGTCCGCCGTGGCCGTGAAGGACTACAAGGCCGCGAACCGTACGACCGCCCCGGACACCGTGGCGACCACGTCCGAGGATCTCCTGATCGACAAGGAGAAGTCCTTCGACTTCTACGTGGACGACATCGACCGCGCCCAGGCGGCTGGCTCGATGGACGTCTTCACCCGGTCGGCCGGTGAGGGCCTGGCGGAGGACACCGACAAGTTCCTTCTCTCGCTCGCCGTCGCTGGCGCGGGCACTGCGCTCCCGTCCGCGAACCTGACCCCGGCGACCGCGCTGAACGTCATCCGCGACATGCGCAAGGCGATGAACAAGGCGAAGGTGCCGCAGACCCAGCGCGTTCTCATCGTCAACGCTGAGTTCGAAGCGCTCCTCCTGGACGCGGACGCGAAGCTCATGAACGTGGACCAGTCGGGCGCGTCGGAGACCCTCCGGAACGCCACCCTGGGCCGGTACCTGAACTTCACCATCGTCACTTCGGAGAACCTCCCGACCGTGGCCGCTCCGCAGGCCGTTGGCCTCTACACGCCTACCCTGGCGTACGTCTCCCAGGTGGAGAAGACGGAGGCCATGCGCGCCCAGGACAAGTTCAGCGACCGACTCCGTGGCCTCCACGTCTACGGCGGAAAGGTCCTCCGTAACGGCGTCGGCATCGTCACCTTCACCGACATCACGACCTGATCGTGGCGAACGTGATCGGCCCGCGCGGGCGAACCGTGTACATCCCTGACGACGTCGCCGCCTCCCTGGTTGGCGACGGGTCTGGGGAATTCCAGTACGCGCCGGAGGCGAAGCCGGAGCCGGTCAAGGCTCCCGCCCCGAAGCGTGCGACTACCCGGCGGAAGACGACCGCCTAGGAGGTGACGTCCCATGGCCCTGGCCCCTCTTGCCACCGTGGCAGACCTGGAGGCCCGGGGCGTCACCATCACCCCCGACGAAGCGCCGACCGTGAACGTCTTCCTGGACGTTGCGTCGGCCCTGGTCCGGGACGCGGCAGGCTCCCCCATCTCTGAGACGACCTCCACGGTCGCCCTGGAAGGGGTGCCTGACCCGCGCCTGTTTCTGCCTGGCCCTCCGATCCGGTCCGTGTCTGCGGTCCTGGTCGACGGCCAGGCGGTCACGGGCTGGAAGCTGGCTTCAGGCGCCCTATTTGGGGCGGCTGGCTGGTCGTCTGGCCCGGACCCGTCGGAGGTCACGGTGACGTACGTTCACGGCCTCCCCACGGTGCCCGCTGACATCGTCGACCTGGTGTGCCGTCTGGTCGGTCAGGAGCTGGTCTCCTTCCGGTCGGGCGAAGGCGCCA